CCCGCCGTAACAACACCCGTAGTGTACTCTGAACCACCACCCCACGTTCCGTTGCTTGTTGTCGAAAATCTCAAAGGATGACCACTGTTGCTCGAATCAGACTGATCAAACCTGTAAGTGTTACCTTCGGTAATGTTTACCGTGGCTTGCTGTACACCATCTATGTAGTATTTGTTTCCGCTTCCGGGGTTTGCAACAGTGATTGCAAAAGTGTCAGACACAGGTGTAATAGAACCAGTAGCAGCCGTAGAGCTAACTCCAGTAACTGACACACTAACGTCAACTTCTCCTGTTTCGACACTAACATTCCCTAAGTTAGTTGTACCGACCACTCCAGACAAAGTGGCCGTGGAGTCTGGTTGGATGATTTGTATTTCCACTCGGCCTACATGTCCTGACATGTCAAGACCAACGGTGCGACTTCCTAGCGCAGTATTTCCGCCGCCAACTGGATCGAACGCCGAAAGCTCTCGACTTTGATCGTAACCTCCATCGGGTCGGGGATTACGAAGAGCCTGTGGATCAGACATGTTTATCATGCCCAAGCGCCACTGCGGATTGTCCTTATCAAGAACGTCCCTGCCCACCAGCATCCCGTTTGGTCTGCCAGCCTCTATCTGAGGAACTAAGTCCTTCAGCTTGTAACGAAATCCTGTACGGTCACAGAAGCCAAAAGCATGTTTTCCACTGGCGAAGCTGCTCATAAATATTGGTATCCGCCGGGAACAACATACAAAGATGCTTTCTCTCGTGCTGAGTCAGCAGCCATATTCCACTGCTCTTCGTAATTCTCTTTTAGGAACGCCAGCCTTGGAGCTGCTTCATCTCTTTTCAGGGCAATATTGTATGCCAAACCAGCCGTTAAGCAGGGCAAAAACCTAGCAGGTACGTCCATGTTCAGCGATGCAGGAGACCCGACATCCTCGATACGTTCCATGTAATAGTAGTTAAACGTGTAAGTTTGAGCAGCGTCAGGGACGGGCCAAACAACAACAGTTAGCCCTGTTGGCGATCGCTCGATGTAATACTGAATTGGCCTGCCTTGCAGCAGTTTGTTTGTCTGATGCGAATATTGAGATATGGATATACGCTGCATGGTGAGATCAGTCTGCTTGGTAACGTCACCAGCGTCTGTTCTGAGAACACCCTCTATGACATCAAGCTTCTCTGAAGTCAGCGGATATGATCCTGTTCCCGCAGTCAAGGTTTGACTCGCGTTCTTAACTGTCCACAGATTAAGACCTCGATTCTGCCAATCCAGCATAAGAAGATTCAAGCTTCTTCTGGCAGTCCGATAATCAAAGCCAGAGCGCAGCTCAAGACCGCATCGCTCGTAAGCCTCTTCCATTATGTCGCCAAGGTCTAAATTAAATGTCGTGGTTCCGCTTGTTGCCATCAGACGATTCTGCCTTTAGTAAATCCTTGAACCACGCGACCATCACCTACCCTGCCGCCGGAAAACATCTTCTTGCTTATACCCGCTTCGCTAAGCGCAATAGCCATCGCTTGGTTTCTGTCTGTCACTTTTTTGCCTGAGCTGGACTTTAGCTTTCCGTCCTTAAACTCACCCATGACGTAATCAACTTTTTTTTGCCCCTTCATTAGCACCTCCAACGCTTGCGAGCTTGACGCAATCTACTATTAGGATTCTTTGCCGCTTTAGGAAACTTTTTCATCTGACCAGCAGACCGTGCGCAAAATGACTTTCTACGCTTAGCATCCGCTTTGGACGGGTTCTTCTCCGTCACCGCCGTCTTTAACTTGCTTCCGGGGTTTGCCTTTCTATAGGCTTTGACGCCTTTCTCTGTCATGCCAGCACCTTTCTTTGTCGCTCGAAAGTTTCCTGACTTGACTGAGGTCTTAATCCCCATGCCTTTGCTTTTTGTAGAACGGGCTTTCTTTTTAGCCATGCTAAATCTCTTTGTGCATCCTGATGCCCTGAACTGCTTTACCAGAGCCTCGTATACGGCCACCAGACGATTTGTTAATCATTCGGTTAAGACCTCTTGGAACAGCGTTAAGATTGGAGGCTTTGTTGTTTCTAGGGTTTCCATCCCGATGATGCACATCCAGACCATCGCCCTTCTTTACCTTGCCGTTTGCGAGCATTTTATTTCTCGCCGCATTTCTGGCAGCACGGTTTTTCTTTTGCTCTGGACGAGAGTGATATTTGGCATATTCAGAACGATAGTTCCTAGCCATCAAACTGAGCCTCGTAAGCTTGATTAACCAGCTCGTTTTTCTTTTCTCGTCTGTCCAGCTCAACGCCGAACTCTCTGGCAAATTCTTCAAGCTGAAGCTTTGTCATCTTGCTGAGTTCGTTCAGAGTAGTCTCAACTGGGTCTTCAACAACAGGCTTCTCAACAGTCTTGCCTCCCATTGTTTTCAGCTTAGCTTTCGCCTCTGCCTCTGACATGAGGTCAAACACCTCAACGTCAAAGCCGCCTTCAGCATTTTTCTTACCAATCTGATAAACGGGGTCTCCGTTGCTGAAGTTGCCGTTTTGGAACACTTCTAATTTAGCCATCGTCGAACCTCTAAACAGTAGCGTATGTCTTGGTCAAAGACAGCATTAAAAAATAAGTATCGTTATTACTAGCTCCGCTAGTCGTAACAAGAATGTCGCCCGTCTTACCACTACCTGCGTTATTTGGAATACCAGTCGGGCCAAAATCTAGCTGATCAGAAAAGTCCTGAAGAAGATTAAGCAGTGGCATATTTGTAGTCGCATCGTAGAACAGCTCTACACCCATACCGACACAGGAATATATGATTGACTGTAGTACCACTCCGTTACATGCCTGACCCGTAATTGGGTCGCTGCTTAACGTAGAGACATCTACCAGTGTGGCTAGGCTTTGCCCAGTGCCATCACTTACATTAGTGAACTTTAGAACAGCATTTCGTGGGCCGTCCTCAATCACTTGGCTCGTTAGTGCATCTGCCATATAAAGCTCCAAATAAAAAACGGGGCAAGCCCCGCTTTATATTCTACGAAAGGTTGTTATTTTGAAGGTAAATCACAGTAGCAGTTGCTGCTCCAGTAGTGCCATCTCCAGTGTTTGCATCAAAATCAGCGAACACTTCCAAATCAGTGGTTCCCACATTAGTGGCTTCAGCGTCCAGAGTTCCTCTTGTTGTGCCAAGAGCTTTGACGTTAGTGGCTGGCACGAAAGCGTCAGCGTCTGCACTTGTGCCAATAGCTACCGTGGCAGTGCCTGAGTCATTATTCACTGTGGTCACGTTAAGGATCACATCAATAATTTGGGAGTTAGCGGGAACAATTGCAACACGCTGATTGAGAGCATCTCCACCGATAATGTCTAAAACAACGGATTGGCCAATCACGCCAAAACCTACATTGGACACATCAGTGCCAATGGTTGTGCCAGTGGTATCTTTAATGGTTCCGGCCTTGATAGGGCCAGAAAAAGTAGTAGTAGCCATGTGTTACTCCTGTCGGGGCTAGTGTCTGCTATGCAGTCAGGGTAAGAAAGAAAGGGTGGCTCTGCCAGACCCGGAGTTGCGAGGTCAGTGGCCTGACAGAGCCGTCTTGGCAGTTAGGTTACGAAGAACCGGGCGAGCCAAAGATTCCCAAAGGATCGGAGACACCGAAGCTGTAACGCTCACGCGCCTTGTAGCGCACGTTACCTGTGTCGAAATCACCATCCATTGAAGTCTCAAGCGGAGTACGCTCGAAGTGCTTCATGCCGTTAGGAACATCGGTAATGATGTAGAAGGCATTAGTGTCAGTCAGATAGTGATTGACAGCATATCCCTCTGGGATAGAACCGTTGTTCTTAATCGCGTTGATGTCATTATCAGCAGTGCTGACACGCAGCTCAGAATCTAGGATTCTGGTTGCCACAAACATCAGGTTAGGCGGAACAATCAGTCGTCGTGGTCGAGCAGCGATTAGAAGTCCACGCTCATCTGTGTAGCCTGCAATTTGAATAATTGCATCTTCCAGAGAGGTTTCGTTCAGGTCGGCTGCTGTAGCAGGACGGTTTGAGTTGAAGCCACCATTTACGAGAGGGTGACCGCCACCTCCAGCAATGCCGTCTCCCACTGCTGTGAACAAGTTAACACCATCGCCTGATTGGAAGGCATTGGAGAATCCGTTGTTCAAAGGGAAGGCAGCTTTGACTTGCTTGGTGTAAGCCATTGCTCGTGCCAGTGCTTTGGTGTATCGCTGAGAGAGTGAAGCGTAGAGGTTATCCTCCATTGCTTCCTCAGTGATGGCAAAGCCTTGTGCCACGGTCTCGTGAGTGTAACGTGCAGTGAAAGCCTCTTGCGCTGAATCATAATTGATTGCAGAGCCTTCGGGCTTAACAGGTGCAGCGCCAAAACCACTAAGCTTCACCTCTTCTTCAAACGAGCGATCAGATGTCTCTGTCTCATAGATCATCTTATCTTCGTCTTCGTACTTTGCATACTCTAAGCCAAACAGGGCGTTAAGACCCGGAAGTAGCTCTTTGAGCATTTGGGCTCTTGATATAGCCATTTCTTAGCCTCCTTATACGCCAGTCGCGTTACGATACAAGTGCATACCAGCATTGTATGTAAGCAACACATCGGTGAAAGCATCACCTACTTCGCTATCGGGGCCATCAACAAACTCAAGAATCCTGAGAGGTAGAGTGTTTGTGGTAGCAGCAGTGCTTCCATCAACAGCGTTTTTGCTGCGTCCGATTGAAGTAGAACCCGCAGTTTGAACCACTCCGACATTATTGCCGAGAGTTGTCTGCGCCAAAGCCTCATCGCTCTGCATACGGAAAACGCAATCAGGATCATCTAGGACATAAGCCATGATGTCATCTGCTGCGGTAGAGGCAGGATAGGTTTGGTTAAAAGTGGGCTGGTTAGTTCCGGGGTCGGTGTAAAAACAACCCATGAAAATACCAACCGGAGTCATCGTGGCAGTACCAGTATCTTTTTCAACGGTACCAGTATTCACGAGCTTGACGAAATCGCCATAGAAAATTGCAGTGGCGTAGCCGCTGGCAATCTTGATGTGGCGAACTTTACCAGAGAAAGAACCGCAAGCAGATAATCCGCCTACTGGCTCCGCTCCCATAGGAGTAGCTGTAGCAGCCATATCGAAGTCCTCAGTTAAGAAGACAATCCTTTACAGGTTATCTTCTGCCAAAAGTTGTCCTCGATGAGTTCTCTTGAAACTTACTCATACGAGGGTCTTGGTCTGAAAGATACGAGTTATCAACCGCCGTCATCTGGTTTACAGCCATTTCACTATAATACTTATTACGCTTGTCTAGTTGTTCACTGGGAATAGCACACAACAACAATCCACCGTATTCAATATTATCAGGGTAACGACTGCCAACATCAGGCAAATAGTCGATTTCAGGGTAATCGATTGCTTTAACCGGAACCCATCCCTCTCTCATCTTTTGAGACACGTTTGTATTGTCTGCCTGTCCAAGCATAGAAGTTCTGATCCAACGATGGGACAAACCTTCTCTCTTGTTAGGCACAGGTAAAGACGAGGCTGGCTTCCATGTGTCAGTCGGCCTCATTTCCTGTTCCCGTGATTCAATGTCACGAGGTGCGCGATTGAACTCTTCGTTCATATTTTGCCCTCCAACTGCATTAACTCAGCAGCGTATTGTTCGGGTGTAACTCCTACTTGCTTCGCGGTGGCAAGCATAGTTGGCGTAAGCTGGATTTTTCGTGTCTTTGCTCCATTGTTCCGTGAGGAAGTTGGGGCTACCACGGCGGTGTTGCTGCGTTGGCGTTGCGGAGTGCTACGATCCTCCTGCTCATCCTGACTTGACGCAAAACCTTTATAGTCAGGAAAACGCTGTCGCATTTTTTGATTTATCGTTGCAAAGTAGGTGTCTGGATCAGTCTCCGGTGTGATACCTCTTTGACTCAATATGGTATCCATAGTTGCAGCTAGACCAGTCATCTCTGCTTCCAGATCGGTAAAATTACCCTCTGCTCGGCGAGCTGCGTCTATGAACCACGGATTTTCTCTTATGTATTCTTCTATCTTAGGGTGTATCTTTTGCTGCTCTTCTTGGGCAGGCTGTTGCGGTGGTGGCTCTGCCTCTTGCTTCTGTTGTTGAGATTTTATGGTTTGCTTCAGAGCCGCTTCTCTGTTCTCCATCTCCAAAATTTTGGCTTGCGCAGCAGCAAGCATTTTCTGACTCTCAACCAGTTTTTCTGCATCACCCTCTTCGTGGGCCTTTTTCAACTCTCGCTCAGCACTACTCAGCTCAGCTTGCGCCTTGCCTTTATTGCTCTGGATGATTGACGCCTGAGCCTGCGGAAGCAGCTTTTCATATTCTTGAAGCTTAGCGCGTTGCAACTGGGCAATCCTTATTGCCTCGTCCTTTACTCGCTGTGCTTCAAGAAGCTTTCGCTTATCATCCTTGTTTCGCGCAGTAAGTTGATTGATGCGTTTCTGAACACCCTGCGTATAGCTGCTTAACTCCTCGTCTGTCGGGTCTTCGCTATATTTAGGGTTTTGTTCAGTGGTTTGAGCCTCTTGTTGAGCGGGAGCGTCATCCACAATCTCAACTTCGATCTCTGGCTTGTCAGACGATTCTGCGGCGTTTACGTCACCGATTCGTTTTTTAACTCCGAAGAACTTATCTTCGCTTGAGGTTTGCTCTACTTCGCTCATACTTTTCGTATCCACCTTGGGTCTTCTACCACAGCTTCTACGCTGTCGTCGTTGATTAAACGAAACTCTTGCCATACATCGTCTTTCTGCACCTTAAACCTAGTGCCGGAATACGATCTCATCAAAATACAATCTTCTACCTTGCAGTAAGGCCCACTTGGAAACCGAGACTTATCAGCATAAGCATCCGGCCCCAGAGCAACCACAGTACCTACGATAGAGCCAACTTCCTCCACTTCGCGTGTAGATTGCGTTTTAAGTATGCCGCCTTTTGTCTTTGCGTCAGCTTGCGGCATTGCAACAAGAATTTTGTAACCCTTCGGTTCAGGTATTTTTAGAGCTACCCGTGGCTCGTCGCTGGTCTCTATACCAACGGATGTTACTTCTGCTAATGCTTCAGTCATTAGATTTTCCCACTGGATTAGTGTCCAGAGTCACGCCACCGCACTACGCGGAGATTAGTTTTCAGAGATTCTCTTGTCTAAATCAAGAACTTCTCTTTCAGCCAGTGCCAGACCTTCGATGATGCCTACGCACTTGGAGTATTCTTCCATATTACGACAACTGCCTCCACTAATGTGATCTGCTGTGTCGTTCATAATGATTCGTATTTTCTCTCGCAAAAACTCTAAGTTTGTATCTGCGAACTTATCACTCATCGCGCTCTCTTTCGTCAATCATCTTTTCGCGCGTAGTATCCCTCTTATTTATCATTTCTTCAACTTCAATCTGTCTATCGTCGATCATAAGTTCTCTGGCGATCTGAACACCCAGTTTAGCGCCCTCGACCTGATCTTTAGATGCAATCTTGGCAGACTCTAACTCGTCCTTGGTGTTGGTCTCGGCAATCTTCACGCCCAGCCTAGCACCCTCCACTCTCTGGTCAGCGTCCATCTTCTCACGCTCCAGATCATCTTTAGCCGCCGCCTTCGCCAGATCAGCCTGTATACGGGCCATATCGACCTGAGTCTTCGCAGCAACTTTGGATGCCTCGATATCAAGCTCTGCTTTCTGGAGCTGAAGCACTGGGTCTTCTGCCGCAGCCATTGCCTGAGCGGCTGCTGCTTCCTGCTGTGCTTTTCCTGTTAACTGCTCAGCAGCAGGAACCACAAGCTGGGACAGCCTGTATTCGATATCTTCTGGTAGCGTAGAATCAAATGGCGGTAACGCCGTACCCAGCTCCTTCTGGATATTGTTCCTGTACTGGAACGCCACATGCTGTGCGATATGGGCGTTCAAAGCAGCCATCTTAATGCCGCCGTCCGGCGCATTAGCAAGCATCTCTGCAATATTAGGATCGTTGAGAGCCGCCAGATGCACCGCAAGGTGTGCCTCATGGTCTTGGTATGCAAACGCTTTGATCGGCTCTCCCGTGATGGCAAGCATGTTCTCAGACACAGGATCGGTAGGCGCAATATCATCCTCGTTAGGTATGATCTTAGTAGCGTCTCTGATGCCCAAAACCTCAAGCATCTGCCTGTGCAGGAGCGGCAGGTTGTACATCTGTGGCGCTTGAGACGCCAACTGTAGCGCAGCCTGATACTGCATGATCCTTTGTGCCATCGTGCCAGCGTTAGGATCGCTTACAGGTATGATGTCTACCCTGTCATCGAAGTCTTCTGCCGTTAAAGCGTTCTCTGCGGTGTCGTAGGGGTACTCGGTTGGCCCGTAATCCGCCACAATATCGCAGAGAATCTGCAATTCTTCCTTCATCGACGCATGAACACGCGCCTGAACAGCGCTAAGAACCTTCATCTCGCGCTCAAGTAGCGCTAGAGTCGTGCCTACAGGCGCTTCGCCGTTGATATCTGAAGCTTTTACGTCAGCAGCAGAGGCAAATCGTCTGCCATCCTGCACAATCTCCTGAAGCATCTGATACAGAACAGAAGATGGCTCTTTATACGGCAGAAATGTGATGTTATCGCGGATAATACCGCCGGGAACGTCCACATCTCGGAATTCTCCGGGCATTATCGGCGAATCGTCGCCCTTGATGCGCAATCCACGGGATTTTAGACCGCCCGGAAGGTTGGCAAGCGTTCCTGCGTCAACTAATTGGCGTAAAAGAGACGTGGCTGACTTGGTTAGGCCACCAATCATGTGGACTAGACCGAATCCGTAGAAGCCAAGTCCGGGCAAATACTGATAATGGACGAAATGTTGACGCTTTAACTTGAGAGCGTCAGATTCCTGCCAGTTTCGGCGGATCGAGAGGATTATATTGGATGACTTGTCAACAGTAATGACGTATGGCAGGCCAATCTCGGTCGGTTCACCCTCAACCAAGTCCTCAAATCCAGCCAAATCCACGTTGACCATCATTTCAAGCAGCGTATGTCGTTGATCTACCTCGTAATTTGGGTGATCTCCGGTCAATTTGTTGTATTTTGCTGCGATTTCAGTGGTATCTGGGGCCGGAGCAGGCAGCTCTACGTCCCGATAGAACCCTTTTTGCTGTAATTTCAGCACCTCGTTAGAGGATTTCTTCATTACATGGGTAGCACGTTCCGCTGTTTCCAGATCAGCAGCGCCATAGCTGACCACAAAGTCTTCAGCAGGGACAAACATGGAACATGCCCTGCCAAGATTCTCATCGTAGTAGACTTTTCTAAATGCCGATCCGGCAATGGGTAAGGAAAACAGGAGCTTTTCTGTCTCTGTCCTGTATTCAGGCATCTTCACAGTCATCATATAGTTCAGATAGTCCTGAACTCGCTGTGCCTGCTTGACCTTTTCGTCAGTCAGCTCTCCCACGATGGCCGTTTTTGCTGGGCCACTGGCGGGAAATATCTCCATAATGGTTTGCGACTGGAACCTGACGACGGCTTCACTCAGCATTGGGTGAAACACGCCGCAGGCTCCGTCCCAAGGAGTTGTTCTATCTTCAAACTTCATGCCCAGAAGGTCAAGTCCTTTTATATAGGACTCCTCCCAGTCATGACGGCTTTCTTTATCAGCGTTATAGAGGCCCACAAGCTCACTGCCCAACGCAGTAAGCTCCGCCTCATCCATGAACTCAGCCAGATTGGCCCCATGAACCATAGCAGGGCCAGCATCAAAGTCGATGCTCATCTCCATGCCATCGGCAGCGATGTTAACCTCTTCAGGATTAACGATCTCTATCTCGATTTCATTAGGGCTAACTGGCGGAGCGCCGTTAGTGTAGAAAGCCTTTTCAACAGCCATTAGGTGTTTTCTCTGAACTGACCGCCTTTAGTGGCAGCTCCCATTCCACGGGCTGTAACTGTTCGCACTTTAGGTGCGCCCATGTTTAGCCTGACTGCTGTAGTAGCAGTACGACCACCTTTCTGCATCTTCTTACGGCCTTTGTCCATTGTGCCGACAGCAGCAAACTTCCTGCGACCCATAGATTTCTCCATGCCTTCGCTTTCTTTCCTACGGCTTTTCATGGTCTGACCGCCCTTCTTTTTCTTGAGCATCTTACCTGTCAGGACATCTTCGCCCATAGCCATTCGTTTGTGCTGAGGTATCTTGTTGGACAGAGCAGGCTTTGCCTTGCGATTACGCATTCCCAAAGATTCGTCAAGACGATCATTGTAGCCTTGTTTCATCGTCTTACCTCCTTTGTTCATACCCATGCCTACGGCCTTTCGACGCAAACGATCCATCTCGTCACGGGCATCTCGCTCTCTGGCTCCAACCCTTCGCATCTCGGCACGTTTGTCCATGCGCTCTTTTGCATCCCGTGGAACACGCCTTCTTACACGGCGCATCTCATCGGCTGCATCATCCTGCCTGCTAATAACTCTAGCTTCTTCATCACGAAGGTTACGCTTTCGAGTAGAACCTCCATCACGCATTCCCTTTTTTGGGCCAGCTTTTTTAGCCATACCCCCTTTCTTCATAACCTTTTTCTTCATAGGGCCAGCTTTCTTTGCCATGCCGCCCTTCTTCATCATGGGCTTTTTCTTCATTGGCCCTGACTTCTTAGCCATGCCACCGCCCATCATGCCTTTCTTTTTCTTGGTCATCCCACCGCCGCGCATACCCGCTTTTTTCTTGGCAGGCATCATACCCCCGCCACGCATACCAGTTTTCTTTTTAGCCATACCGCCACCGCGCATACCGCCTTTCTTTTTAAATGGCCCTGACTTCTTCATCTTTCAGTCTCCTGTAGAATTCTTTACGGACGGCGTACATTTCCTGCACATCGTATGTATCGAAATAAGTCTTGTAATAACCCTGATTGATTAATTTTTCCGATGCTATTTCTAGCTTGGAAAGCCTCTGTATAAACACTATCGCGTATTCAGTTTCACTTTCGCCCTCGAAAGAGCCGTCATCGATCAGCTCATTGGCATCATCGTAGGGATGAAAGCCCATGACCCAAAAGTCTTTCTCTCGGAAACAGCCGTCTGAGATGTTCTCGTTGATGAAGTCCAGATTGTCGTGGAAATCTTCAGTCTCTTCCACGAAGTTGGTATCCACCAAGATTACCAGATCGATGCTGTCATCCCAGTTCTCGATGTACTCATAGATAACATCGTTATCGTAGAGTTCTGTCTTAAAAGCAAATTTTACTTTCTTGTCGTCCCATGCCTTTTTGGCGTAGGGACAAGCTGGGATGTTGTTGAAATCAGGATTAGGCGGTTCAAGCTGCTCTCTCGACCAAGAGCGTATTTCGCTTTTGATATTTTCTTTTTCTTCTTCAGAAAGCATCAGTAGTAGTCTGCCGTCCGTTGGTACATCGGCTCGTCTTCTTCATCCGAGTACAGGCTTAAAAAGCCGCCCTGTCGGAATCTTAGAAGTGCCTGAGTAGATGAGTCTACAAGGTCATCGTGTTCCCCTGCTGGGAAAGCTGCAAATTCGCCCACCACCTCTTCGGCGAATCTGGTTTCGGGACACCAAACCACCCCTGATGCGAACAAGTCAGCAATAGCGTTTACTCTTGCGATCTTGTCATTACCACGGGTCGGGGTGTATTCCGATACAGGTATCCCCATTGCGCGAAGCTCAAATATGAGCGGGGTTCCTGCTGCCTTGGCCTCAACAATGAAGGCGTCCGGCTTTACGTCCATGTACATCTCGTAAGCCACTTTCTTGAGTTCTGGGAACTCCAGTCGCTCCTTGTAGGCGTCCAGCAGAATGATGTTTGGCCTGTCTCTGCCTTCGTCGTCTGGCGCGTAGAACACGCCCCATGTGGTACAGGCAGAGTAGTCAGCCCTCTGGGTTTTAAGAAATGCCGTATCCCAAGACTGTATAACAAAGTCGCAGGGGGGCGGATATTCCTGTTCCCAGATGTTCCACCACTCTTTCTTGACCAGAGCCCCCTCTTCCGCTGTTGGAGCCTGTTGATACTGGGCATTCCACTTGGCTGCTGGCAGTTCGCTGCGTAGCGATTCCAGCTCCTTCAAGCTCCAGAACTCAGGCCACAGAGGGTTGCCTGACGGCATGATTGCCGGGAACTCTATAATTTCCCATTCATCTGCACCTTCACGCTGGGTGTAGGACTTGATGATCTTTCCGGTCAGATCGCGCATGTGCCATCGCGTCATTACGATGACTATAGCGCCTCCGGGTTGAAGACGTTGGCGAGGGCCGGATGTGTACCATTCATAAGTCTTGTCAAAGACAGAGGGGTCAATGCTCTGTCCTTCCTGCTCACTATGGGGGTCATCAATGATGAGCAGGTCAGCGCCCTTACCAGTTACAGCACCACCAACACCTATGGCGAAGTATTCGCCACCTTTGTTGGTACTCCAGCGGCCAGCGGCTTTAGAGTCGGCCCTCAAAGCCAACTTAGGAAAAACCTTTTTGAAATCTTCGTCATCGACGAGGTTACGAACCTTCCTGCCGAATCCTACTGACAACTCAGCAGTATGAGCTGTCTGAATTATCTTCTTATCTGGGTACTGACCCAGAAACCATGCTGGCAGAAGATAAGACGCAAATTCTGATTTGGTATGTCTGGGCGGCATATTCACGATAAGCCGCTTCAGGTCGCCGTTGGCTATGCGTTCAAACGCATCCGCCATGATCTTGTGATGCCGACCCTCTATGAAGGCAGGCCACATGTATTTCACGAAAGGGATAAACCCATCCCGCGCCGCCTCTCTCTTCTTCGCTTCATCTAACGATGTCAGCAAATCCAAGATTTCTTTCTGCTGATCAGGCGGTAACTGATCGACAGTTGAAAGCAGTGAAGGGTCTATCTTCAACAGAAAATCCCTACAGTGTATTACTGTTCAGAGATATCACAGTAGTGAGTCCCAGAATCTCACCAAGAGATTCTCGGAGATAAACGAGCAGTGTTTTACAGACACAGCAATAATAATTATAGCAGAGTCTACCTGTTGACGAGAACATGTCAAGTGTTACAACAGACTAATCACTTTAATCTCCAACCAGTACGTTTCCCAAATTTTTGCACAAAATTTTCAGGCCGATTTACGTTGGCATTTAGTTTTGAATTTAGGGTGAGACATGTGAAATGTTACTTGTGAAAAATCACATGTGTTGTGAAAACATGGTAATTGTTTGAGTGTTTTACTATGTATATATGACAGGTAGCTGCTGCGTCACAGGGGGGGGTGCTGTCATAATGTGACATCTGACCCCATAATGTGTGACATGTGGCACCTCGTAAATAATCTGTGACACCTGATACCCTGCAGATTAACTGTGACAGCTGACCCCATGCAGCTAATGTGTTACACCTGACACGTCAACATCAGAGTCATCATCTGTTAACAGTGCCAGTTCTGACAGTTTACGTTTTAAGTCTGCTTCAATGTCGTTACTGGAACGCTCGGTTACATCCTCGATCTTGTTTACATACATTCCTGATATTTTTGCGAGGATTGACAGCGACTGCACCTGTGTTGTTTCTAGACTGATCGTTCCTGTAATGTGATCTCGCAGTGTCTGTGTCACCAATTCTTGACTGGAAACAGACCTAGCTAGATTCAGAGCCTGCTTTTTATCAATCATCGCCTTCACCGTCTGGGAAACGTGGGGTAACTTCATCAGCCTGCTGGCCTCATTCCGCACGGTCTGAGAGTTACCCTTACTGCTATAAGCTTCTCTGTATGCGTCAGCCTGACTAAGCGGTATTGATCCTTTTCCCAGTCCTGCCACTAGCTCACAGAATCGGCGCTGCTTGGCCGTTAGTTTCTCACTCATTTCCGAATCACCTGTATTCAATGCCTGATCCTGCGCATGATACCTGCCTGCTACTGACAAGTCACCGTCAGACGGCCTGAGAGCCGTTCTCAGCGACGATAGAACTACCCTTGACCCTGCTATTAAAAACTAATTACTTTTGATTCTAGAGATTTTGCTCTATAACGTG